GATTTTGGAACAAGAATCTATGAGTTTATATTCGAACCCTTGGATGGAGAAACCTTTGATAGTATAAGGTCAGATATCGAACAACAAGTGGCTAAATACATACCAAATCTAACTATTAATAGTATTACTATTGAACCATATACCGAAACTGAAGATGTTGTTGGTCAGTTAGATTATGAACTTTTAGGGCAAGCTAGTATATATAGAATACCGGGGGCTAACACTGCAGAATACACAGCAAAACTAAAAATTGACTATACTGACGAAAATAAGGCTTTCGGAAGTAGAGAGTTTGTAATTATTAATATTTAAATATGGCAAATCAAAAGATTAATTATACTAATAGAGATTTTCAAGGTATAAGACAAGACTTAATAAATTATACAAAACAGTATTATCCTGATTTAGTACAGAACTTTAATGATGCGTCCGTTTTTTCTGTATTGATGGATTTAAATGCGGCTGTTGCCGATAACCTACACTTCCATATCGATAGAAGTATACAAGAAACGGTATTACAATACGCTCAACAAAGATCATCAATTTATAATATTGCAAGAACATATGGGTTAAAAATACCTGGTTATAGACCATCAGTTGCGGTTGTTGATGTTTCTATTGTTGTCCCACCACTTGGAGATAGTGAAGATTATCGTTACTTAGGAATTTTAAGAGCAGGTTCACAATTTAACGGTGGAGGTAATACGTTTGAAACTGTATATGATATTGACTTTTCAACCCAATATAACCAAGAAGGGTTTGTTAATAGAACTAAAATACCAACTTTTGATGCCAATAATAAAATTGTAAACTACGTTATTACAAAAAGAGAGGTAGTTGTAAACGGAACGACAAAGGTATTTAAAAGAGTTATAAATCCACCTGATGTTGTACCATTTTTTAATTTCTTTTTACCTGAAAGAAACGTTTTAGGGGTTACGGGGGTTATTCAAAAAGACGGAACATCATATCCAAGTATACCAACATACGGAGAGTTTTTAAGTCCTACTAATAAATGGTATGAGGTCGATGCGTTGGCGGAAGATACCGTGTTTATTGAGGACCCAACTAAACCTGCAGATAGTGCAGGGGTTAAAGTTGGAAAATACATAAAAACTGAAAATAGATTTATTACAGAATATACGCCTGAAGGATTTTTAAAAGTACAATTTGGAGGAGGTACAACAACACCTAACCAACAGTTGGCGGAATTTGCAAGAAACGGTATTAAATTAGATTTGGCAAATTATCAAAATAATATTGGTTTAGGGTTAACCGTTCAACCAAACACAACAATATTTGTTCAATATAGAATTGGGGGAGGATTATCGACTAATGTTGGTGTTGGTGTCATAAATCAAGTTGGTACTATAGACTTTTCAATTAACGGTCCTTCAGATAATGTTAATACTAACGTTAGACAATCATTATCAATAACTAATGTAACTGCGGCTATTGGAGGGTCTAACCCACCAACAACTGAAGAAGTTAGAAATATGGTATCGTTTAACTTTGCCGCTCAAAAAAGAGCGGTAACTGTAAATGACTATAAATCTATTATTGATACAATGCCTGGAAAATATGGTGCTCCTGCAAAGGTATCCATCACTGAAAATAATAATAAAATTAAAGTTCAGATATTATCTTATGATACTTCAGGTAAATTAACTCAAGTTGTGTCTAATAATTTAAAGTCTAATTTGGCAACATACCTATCAAAATATAGAATGATTAATGACTACATCTCTTTAGATGTTGCAAAAGTTATTGACTTAGAGTTTGAAATATTTGTCGTAATGGAATCTGACAGAAACCAAGGACAGGTTATTACTGAAATAATTAATTCGGTGTCTAATTATATGGAGCCAGGAAACAGGGAGTTAGGTCAAAATGTTAACGTATCTGATGTAAGAAGATTAATACAAGACGTTGCTGGAGTACTTACGTTATCCGATTTAAAGGTTTACAATAAAGTTGGGGGTCAGTATTCATCATCTCAAACATCACAAAAATATGTCGATAAAACAACAAGAGAAATATCATTAATTGATGATACAATCTTTGCTGAACCTGACCAAGTTTATCAAGTTAGGTTTGACAATAAAGACATCAAAGTTAGAGTTAAGAACCTTAAAACGGTAGACTTTTCATAACATTCTTTATTTTATTTCTATAATACCTATTTTTAAAAAGTAGGAACATAACTATTTATTTTTAAAAAGACTGATGACCAAAAGTTATAGAATAAGAACGCAACCTGGTGTTGATAAAAACATAAGAATTAACGTTAATCAAGACTTTGATTTTTTAGAAATATTATCTTTGAAACTTAAACAAGATGATGTTTATACCCGTTTTTGTGCCGATTACGGAGTTATTGCAGGTAGGGTTATTGTTAATGGTGGTTATGGAGTACCAAACGCAACCGTTTCAGTTTTTGTACCACTAAACCCTGAAGATGAAGACGATGTTGTAATATCAACATTATACCCATATAAAACTTTAGATATTAAAAATGATGATGGTTATAGATATAATCTATTACCATATAGACAAGAATATGGTGGACATACACCAACAGGAACATTTCCCGATAGAGAAGATGTATTAACAAGAAAAGAAGTTCTTGAGGTATATGAAAAATATTATAAGTTCACTGTTAAAACAAATGAAAGTGGTGACTTTATGATTATTGGTGTCCCTTTAGGGATACAAACAGTTGTTTTAGATTTAGACCTATCAAATATCGGATGTTTTTCATTAAGACCTGCAGACCTTATAAGAATGGGTATGGCGGGTCCTGAACAATTTAACGGAGACCAATTTAAGTCATCAACCGATTTAGGGTCATTACCACAGATTATTAATTTAAAAATAGATGCCGATGTAACGTCTTTTTGGGGTGAACAAGAACTTTGTGACATTGGTATTACAAGAGTTGATTTTGATTTAAGGGATATTGGTATTGAAATTAAACCTCACTCCGTGTTTATGGGATCAATATTCTCAACCGCAGAAGAAGATTTCTTAAAGACTAATTGTAAACCTAAAAAAGATTCAGGTAATCTTTGTGATTTAGTTTCGGCTTCAGGAACAATATTAGCATTAAGACAAACAATAGATTATGATGTTGATGGTAGACCAATATTAGAACAATACAATTTACCTGAAGGTGGTAAAATTATTGATGATGAAGGGACGTGGTTAACTGAGGTACCAATGAACTTAGATTATGTCACAACAAATGAATTTGGAGAACAAATACTTTCAAATGATCCAACAGTAGGTATTCCAACAAAGGCAAAATATAGATTTAGAATCCAATATCAGAATGAAGATGGGTTAGAAAATAACATATTAAGGGCGGATTATTTAGTGCCTAATATTAAAGAATGGGGTTGGTCGGCAGGTAACACAAGTCAGCCAACAGATTTAAACGCTCAATTATTTTCATATGGGTTTAGTTTAGATTGGAACGACTATGGAGATACGGGAACAACAATCGGTTTACAAATGATTCAAGAAGCAATAAATTGTGAGGATAGATTTTATGAATTTCATTTTAATAAAGTTTATACTATTGCAAATTTTATTGATAGGTGGAAATGGGGATATAATAGAAGTAGACATTTAGGAATAAAAGAAATTACTGATAGAACGTGTACCACAACCACAAATAGATTTCCTGTTAACGATGGTGTAAGAAATTTTGATTTTATCTTTTTTTTATTTAATTTAGTTGTGACTATTTTTAGTCCTATATTCGTATCATTGATACCTGTATTACACGTGTTAGCACTTACTTGGCCTATTTTAAAATGGGTTATTGCAATTGTTATACCGGGACTATTACTATATTTTGCAATTCAATATGGTATCGCTGCCGTAGTTGCTTACCCAGCATTTGGACTTATCGCACTATACGCAATAGTTTCCATAGTACTTGGATTTGCTGCTACATTATTTGCAGTAAAAGTATCTCCTATGTTAGTTAAATTTAACTTTAAAGGGTTGAATTTACCTATGATGTCTTACCCTGATTGTGAGGCGTGTCCATGTGATTCCCCTGATTTAGAAACTGACGAAGTCCAAGGAGGTATATTTGGAGGAAACGGAGGAAATCAAGAAACTAAAATTGGTAAATACACCGTTAACAGTAGAACGAGTGGTAGTATTTTAGCGGATACTAATTCTAATTTATATTGGGGTTCAGTACCTAGTGGTGATATATGTGACTATGATAGTAACGATGACCAAATATTAGAAGGAGGTTATCCTACCTATTTTTGTTATATTGATGTTGAAAGTTATGGTGGTAGTGACACCAAAAAAAGTGAAAAATACCAAGCAGACAGTTATGGTATTAGATATGCAATTGCTGGATACCCGACACCTCCCGAAATTGGAATGCCTGTAGTAAGAAAGTTTTCTAATTCAAAATATATTCCTAATCGTGACATTACTTATTCTCAATCATTAAACCTTGCAAACTTAAGAACAAGATATTTTGACAACACCGCACCAAATAGAATTAAAACAACTATTAATGGTAGCACCACACCAATTTTTGATAACGTATTAATATTGTTGGTTGACCCTAACACTGTATCCGCTTTACCTACAGGAACGCTATTAAACTTTACAAATCCTGAATCTATTACGGATAATAACATTTCAGGATTAACTATTGCAAATCAATTTGGATCAAATGCCGTTACAGGGTCTTGTAACACTTTATTGACACAGACAACTATAACATACGTTAGTCCAACAACACTTAACCCTGTAAACGTAAACGTCTTTATTTCAGGGGATACTGCAGAAAAAGAGTACAAATATAAAACGGGTATTGAATATTTCCAAGTAGTTACAGGTATGACCGCCTATGACGCTGATATCCTAACTAATGGAACTAAAATCAGCGTTCAACCAAACCCACAATCACAATTTAACCAGTCATCATTATTAAGAAAATATATTTTAAATAAGTTACAAAATATAAAATATGAAGACAATTCAAATGTTGGCGATAATGGAGACCTAAGGGATGAATTAATTAACCCACTTACAGTTAATGGTGAAGGATGGAGAAGTCAGGAAATATTAATTTTAGTTAGAGGTGTTGACCCTTATAGTAGTAAACAAAATATTGAATATGACTTATCATTATTATTTGGTTACTCACTTAATAATGGACCTAAAGTGAGTGGTCAATACAATCTTAACGTACCGATACAACCAAACTCAGGTTCTGGAGGTTGGTATAACGATAATAAAACACCTGAACCACACAATTTACCATATGCTACATCAAAACTATATTATGAACCATTTAACTTCCAAGTTGATGGAACACAATTTAGTTCGGTTACCTCATCATCGATTAGGTATTATTCATCATTAGATAAATCGATAGGGGGTGGATATACACCAAATGGTGGAAATATTATTAGTACTTACACGTCAAATAACATTAACGATAACGGTAACGGTAACCAAAGTATTAGGTTTTACTCAGGAACATATCAAGGTAATGTTGAAGGTGGTTCATTAATGGCGGCATCACAACCATTACCAAACACCATTAATAGTCTTAGTTCATATAACGGTAGACTTTATAGCCCGGCATATCACTTAAGTGGAAATTTAGACGTAACTATACCTTCAGGAGCAAAC